GAAGAACTACAGTCATCAGAAGCTGGTGGACTATCGGCTCATGACCCCGGAACTGTCCGAAAATCTATTCTGGCGGTTTCGGGGTCAGCGCGTTACAGGTTGTCTTGCTGCCCGCTTTCAATCAGATGCAAGCAGATTTTGAATTGACTTCTCAGTGGAAATTTGATATACAAAAAACAGAGTTTACTTTTTTGGATCAGGGCTTTTAGGGGAGAGACGGCGGTCTCTATTTTCTGACGGTCATATAATTGAACAAAATGTGCATTATGTTTAATTACCAATATTTATTTATTTTACTTGTATAATTTTACTATATATGGTAGCATTATTAGTTCTATTTATTATAGATATTATTATTAGTTTTATGTTCTACAGAAGTCATAACAACTTCTACATGACAACCATAGTGAACTATGGTGTCACTCAGCACAGTTAACATCAAGAGAGTTAACTGTGCTGAGTGTACGCCTATTGTAGATGGACGTACAGGCGGAATCCCACGGCGTTTAAACCGTGGGATTCTTTTTCGGCCTGCCGGCCGTTTTTAAAAAAATATTTTTAGAGTTTACGAAAAAGTTTCCAAAGAATACCGACAACCGGAAAACCGAATACCAAAAGCAAGACAATCAAAATCAAACTTTCCATTATCTCTTAGACTCCTTTCTATAGCTTCCGCCGTAAAGATCGGCAAGAGAATTAGCAAGCATACCGGCAAGAGCCGTATACTGACCACTACCAAACGTAGCCTTAAGATCCCAATTCGTATCAGTAGCATACTTACTTGCTTCACTGGATTTATCAGCCGCATACCGAGAAGCAGAAGCAGACTTATTTGCGGCATACTTAGAACCAGCCAAATGCTTATCAGCGGCATACTTAGTTGCCGCAGAATTGACGGAAGAACCAAACATAGAAGCCATTGCAGATTGGTCAGCAGAATAGCGCATAGCAGACGAGGACATAGCAGCAGCGTCACGCGTAGCACCGGCATGAATACCTGCTTGTTCAATACCAGCACGGGCGTTAATCTGAGCTACAATATTCTCCATAGCCGTATACTTATCGGCAACAGCCTCTTGCGTCCGGGCATTGATGTTACTGGCCTGTATCTGCGTCTGAGCGGCAAGAATAGAGCCAAGCAAATTAGCAATAGCGCCGGAAGTAGACGTGTCTGCATCGGCCTTAGAACCACTTCCAACAGACGCGGAAGCGGTAGCACCAGAACCAACGGAAGCGCCGTTACCATTCATAGCACTCAAAACAGGATTCAAACCAGCAGCACGAAGATCAGAAATTTCACGCTGATGGGCTGTATTACTCATCATTGCTTGCCAATCGCGATTTTTAGCAGCTTCACGAGAATTAAACTCCATAGCTTTAGCGGTCTGGGCTTCCGTCCATTCACGTTGCAAACGCGCCTGTTCAGCATTAAAAGCACTATTAGACTGTGCAACACCTTTCAACCCGGAAATTTGATTAGCAGCAGAATTAAGAGCTCCAACACCGTCCATTATAACACTCCTTTCAAAAAAAACAAGGGGGGCCAACGGCCCCCCTTACGGTTAATGATGGTCAATCAGGCCGGGAATACTATACATAGGCATAGGCCGGGTACACAGGTTCTTCACGTAGATATCTGCGAAAAGCTGATTAGAAACAGAAGATTGAACAGCCAAAACACGATCAACAGTAGACTTGTCTTCCCTGATCCACGCATCGCTGAGAGTAGGAAGGGCGTTATAATCATCAGCCAAATGCCATACATCAAGAGACTGAGCATAAGCAGACCTCATTTCTCCGGTAACCATATTGGGCTTATAGCGGTAATCAGCCCACGCTTCCTGATAGCCAAAAACTTCATCATCCTTGGCAGTGCCTTGTGCAAAGATTTCCTTATTCTTCACAGGCTGTTCGCCAATGTTCGCAAAGACAGGCCAATAGAAATCAAACTTATCTTTACGACTCCAAAGACGGTTCAAACCCTGCTGATAGGTATGGTCATAACGGGCAACCATGACGCCAATGATCAAACCATGCTCAGTGAAAGACTTGGTGAAATCGGAATGGGAATCAGTAGTCAAAGACTGACCAACAACAGTACCTTGCGGAGTGCCAGAAGATTCAGTGCCGGACTGCTGGATAATCTGGTTAACATTGATAGGAACACGGTTGCCGCCGAGGTACTCAGGGCGCTGAAGCCGGGCATCGGGAGAAGTAACACCGAAGAAAGAACGAATGACTTCAGTATAGCGGCTGCCGCCGCGAGCCTGCTGCTCATAGAATTTCTGAATCTGAAAAGCCAAGCGTAGCTGGTTAATAGTAGCACCAAGACCGCCGGAAGCAACAGCGTAAAGGTTAGTAGGCTCAAAGCCGACTATCTTACTATCAAGGGTAGAAGAATAAGGTGTATCATCATCAGAAATTTGCAAGACATTGCTGTTGGTAACCAAAGTACCAGTACCAAAAAGAGTACCAATATCAGAATACTTCGAAACACGCCCAAACATACCATAACCACCGGGATCATGAGTTTGATACTTACCAACAACAGGGTATTCGCCAGCAGTAGAAGCAGGAATCAACACGTCAGGGCCTTTCTGCGGGGAGGGCAAACAGCTTGTAAAATAATCATGGTACTTGGCAGCAATGAAAGGCTTGCCGCCTTTAGCGACATCAGTCACAAACGTACCAGTATTCACACCGGCCACGGTACTATCGTCCGTGGGAACAACAAGAGGGTCTTGCAGATTCTGATCTCTGAACCACTCATTGATGATCAAGGCGTAGGCGCGGAACGGCAGAGCAGAAACAGACAGACCTTTGACTCCAGTAGGGATACCAAAATAATCAGCAAGAGTTCCAACAGACCATCCAGAATCAGCTGGCGCTGTAATTTGGGGCATCGTGTATTCGGTTTCAGGAATCCAAGCACTTTCAGTATTTTCACCACAAAACTGCTTCCAGTGATCCCAAACAAGACGGTTCGGAACAAAGAAATAATACGTGTCAAGGTACACATTGTCCATCATAGGTGTAAGCAGGGTCTGCATACGCACAACCTTACTTGTGTCCACGGAAAAGGTATCGCCGGGAAGAACCTCGTCTAAAAAAAAAGGGATGACATCACCAACGTTGAAAGACGTTTTCAGGCTAGCGGAACGGTCAAAGCGAGATCGAGAGATATCGACATGAGGGGCAAGGCTGAAATGGGATTCGGTGTTTCTGTTCATTCTTTCGTTTCCTCCTTAACTTCCGGGATAGCCGGAGAAGATTCTTTCTCAGGTTCTTTCTTAATGCCGAGACGATCGAGGAAATCAGGCGCACCGCTGGCGGCAAGATACTCACTGAAAGAATTACCAAACTTAGCACGGACTTCCGCAGGCAGAGACATGAAAGAGCGTTCCATATCGTTCACAAAGTTAAGCATATCGGCATAAGTCTTCGGGAAGTCGGTTACATCGAGGAACTGTCCCTGAGCCTGAGAGAGCGCAGAAACATCGCCATTCATGTAACGCTTCATAAGAACGTGGATATCACAGCTTTCGGCATGGCTCTGAATCTGATCATAAATGTTCTCACGGCCAGATTCTTCAAGAACAACGCGGCCTTTCTCATCATAGTGACCAGCATAGGTAATATGAATAGGGTCGCCGGGGTTGGAAAAAAGGCGATCACGCGCGTCATACTGCGTTTTAAACTGCATCACATAACCTCCTTAGGGAGACACTGGGAAGCGTCACAAAGCATCTTAGGAGCGTCCAGCGGCATCAGATAGCCGCCGACATCATCATAGGTGCCAAGCTTAAACAAAGCAAAATCATTGGGATGAGAAGCAAGCAGGGAACCGGGCTGACCAACAGCGTGTTCAAAGTTACGAATTGCGGTAGCATCGTTGGAATCTACCGTGCAGGGCATGAAAGAGGACTTAGCATCTTTGATAGCATACAAACCATAAATCATTCTTGTTCAACCTCCAAAACAATTTTACAACCGGGAAAACGGGAAACAGCATCATCAATAACATGACGAGACAGCCACAAAGGAACACGGGCAACACATTTGCCATCAACAAGCACAGCGATCATAGCCGGATACCTCCACGAAAAATCTTGGGAGCAATGTTCATCTTCTTGGACTTAGCAGCAGTCCGCTGGAAAACTTTCTTATCCTTGCGCTTGGGCATTTTCGCCATTACAAAGACCTCCTTAAAGATTTTAATCTATTACTTAGCTTGTCCTCTTGGACTTGCATAAGTTCATAAGAATCAAGGGACGTATTAGCCAGCTTAGCAGCTTGCGCTTCCTGAGCCAGCTTCGCACGAAGCGCTTTCAGCTCTGCGCTTTTTTCGGGACAATCGACATCGAAAAGCTTATCGAAATATCGAGGGGGTCGGAAAGACTTTCCGCCTTTGGGCGTCGAAACATTGATTTTATCCTGTTCATAAATGCCGGGATGCTCATCGTAGTATCGGCGAGCTATGCCAGGTTTACGCGACATAAGCGTAAATTCGGGCTGAATATTGTGTTTCTCATAAAAAACAGCTTCCTTTCCTTTAAGTTTCTTCATCACATACCGGGCAGTATAAGCACAAGATTCCCATGTGACTTCACCAACAACCACATAACCATAAGGCCAACACTCTTGGAGAGATTCGGAATTATAATACATGTAATATTCTCCGGCTTCCTTAACGGTCTTATAGGGCTTAAGATCATCAAGATGCAGACCAAACAAAATAGCATGATAATGAGGGCGGAACGTCTGGGAACCATACTCGCCGGACATGAAAAACCGGATTTTATCGTTTCCAAACTTCTTGCGAATACGCTTCATAAGGAGCTGAAAATCACGCTTACGAAGCGTCAGAGCAGGGATAGCTTCACCAGTTTCAGGGTCAGGATAGTACGTGCGAGGTACATGATCATCATCATAGGTGAACGTACAAAACCACGCAGAATCATGATAACCAAGCTCCAAAAGGCAACGATTTGCCCATTGACGCGAATAGTCAATGCGGCAACCAACGCACTGACCACAAGGCAGCGGAACAAGAGAGGAACGAGGGTACTTGTGACCATGCCATTCAACATAAGTCTCACGATCGTCTGGGCGATAACCGAGCATCTTCAAATCGGCCTTGCCGTTTTCTTTCGTACCAATGCGGACAGCATAAATAGGATGAAAACAACTCACATCAAAATCACCACATCTTCCTTGAACCAGCAAACATTACGGTCACCATAGATCGACCGGGCGAAACGAGATTTGAGGGACTGCGGCTCTTCCTGATCACGATCAACAATGACAAGGGTAGAATCTTCCGTCCAGTTCTTATTGACAACGAGCAAATCTTTGAGTAACATAAGAAATAGCACCACCTTTCTTAAACCGCATCAACATGAAGAACAACGATAACCTTACATTTGGGATTGGCTTTGGAAAAGATATTTTCGACAAAATTCTCTTTGTCTTCCGGGGAAAGATCATCAAAAGGACATCCAACAATAGCAGAATGCAGGCAACCACGAGCGTGCTTGTAAATGACGTTATACTTTTCCATAAAAATAGACCACCTTTCTAAGATGATACTATTATACTCTATCTGAACAAAATAAAAATTTTGTTCAATTTAGGGGAGTCAAAATGCCGTGTTTTCCCGAATAAGCTCCATGCAGACGCTTCTGCACAGATCTCAATCCCGCCTGCATCCAAACGCACTTTACTCACACAACATCAATAAAAATGACACGGATTATAAAATTATGAATGATTATCGAACTGACGCACCGCCAATCCTGCGGGATTTTCTTGCTTACCACGAAACCATTAAAGCACATTCCAAGCGGACTGTAGATGAATATTATCTGGACCTGCGAAATTTCTTCCGTTACATGAAGCAGATTCGGAATCCTGCACTTTCCGGAAAATCGTTAGATGAAATCAGTATTCTGGATGTTGATCTGAATTTTGTAGCCAGTATCACGCTGACGGATATTTACGGCTATATGACCTATCTCAGCCGGGATCGCGTGCGTTTTCAAAACAGCCGGAATTCCAATTACGGTTTAAACGCCGCATCACGTGCGCGAAAAATCGCCACAATTCGCTCATTTTATGGCTATTTGACGAACAAAACGCACCAACTTCGTGAAAATCCTGTCAAAGATCTGGATTCGCCCAAACTGAAAAAAACGCTGCCCAAATATCTGACTTTAGATGAAAGCCTGGACCTCTTGAACGCGGTGGACGGCAAGAATCAGGAGCGGGATTACGCCATTCTGACCCTTTTCCTTAACTGCGGCCTGCGGATTTCCGAGTTGGTGGGACTGAATCTACAGGATATTCAGGGCGAAACGCTGCGGGTTCTGGGCAAAGGCAACAAGGTTCGAATCCTCTACCTGAACGATGCCTGTCAGGACGCCATTAAACGGTATCTGTCGGTACGGCGGCCTATAACCGGCCGGGATGCCAATGCGCTGTTTCTGTCAGCGCAGAACGAGCGGGTCAGCCGCTCCACCGTTCACGCTATGGTGAAGAAGCGGCTTGCGGAG